AATACCTCCTGCCATACCTAGATATAAGTTTCTATCTCTAGTCTTACAAAGAGCTTTAGGTAAGAAGCTTTCCCATGTTGTTACACGAGCCGCACCATTCTCTAATGTCTGACGTAAGTCAAAGTAAAATGCTTGTTTTAAATTAGGCAATACTAATAGATAAAACGCATCTCTTTCAAAATAAATACTTTTAACTTCTGTTAATACTTCACCTGAAATGTACTGAACTAAGTCATCACGAACATTAGCAGACAAATCACGCATCGGCATACTTTTCTCTTGCGTAACACGATTAAAGCTACGAACACCACTATTACTTAAGAATATTAAATCTGTACCTGTTTGTTGTATGGTGTCCCGAGCAATACATCCAACACCTGTAACTACATCAGCAAGAGTAATATTAGTAGGGTCATCAGGTGAATCGTATATTACAATGTTATTACGGCAGAATATAATAAGATAATTATTGTGTGAGGATATACCTACAATCTCATCACTACTTCCAACTACAGTCTCAATATCAATTAAACCTGAGCCTGTCCCTGAAAATAAAGCACCATCTAATAACTGGCTATAATAAATTGTTGTCTTAGCACCTGTAACACCTGCTACCCAATGTCGACCAAATGCAGTGTGAGTGCAGTCAGGATCAAATAAATCTAGATGTCCGCCTCCAGGTTTTAAAGGTTTAGTACCATAGTCACCTACTCGTTGCCAAATAAAAGTATCACTATGGTTTTTCTTACGATAGACAAGGAGTGGAGTACCTGATTGAGCAGCAAACCCATACATACTATTACCATAACCAGCACCTTCTGCTAGTTGTGAGAATTGAAATCTATTACCTGAAAAAGTAATAGTAAGGTTAGTTGTTTGGTTTGCTTGTTTAACAGGAGATTGAGTAAGAGTAGTAGAACCTGTATACATCATACCACCACCACAAGAAAGAATAGTAGGAGTTAAGTCTGTATCTATAAACTCAAACAAAGATTCTAGGTATGTTGTAGAACCCAAACCATCTCTATTAGTAGTAACTGGTGTCCAACCCCTACGGCTACCTAAACGACCAAACTTATCTATGATACAATTAACAGCTTTTGTGGCATAACCACTCTCCAAAGTAACACCACTCTCTTGAGTGTTTAACCCAAGAAAGCCAAGTGATGCATTGCTAAGAGCTTTTAGTTGACCTGCCATTATTGAGGATACCAAACCATCTCATCTAGACGTTGGCTAGACTCAACAGCAATTAGATCAGAAACCATAGAACGATAACGTTGTTCTTGTTCTATGTAACCACCATCATCACCACGCTCACTAATAGCACGAGCTATTGTACCTTCTACAAGAAGTAGAGCTGGGATTTGTATTTGTGTAGAGTCAGCTACAAGTTCTGGTTGAGGTAGGATAACATTTAAACGTATGTTATAAACACCATCTGGAATAGGGAAGAGGTCTACTTGACTATCACCATTACTATTTACACCATTAAAGTTGTAATATAAAGGAGAACCTAGCTGTTCTGTATTAATTAGAAACTGCTCATTAAACCAACGAGTACCACGTTGTTCAATAAAAAAGTTATCTGTATCATTAATGATATCAAGAACACGAAGACGAGTACCTGATCCAACTAGTACATAGTTAAACAAAGAGGCAGTTGTAGTAGCAGTAAGTGTTGTGCGAAGAGCAGACCAATCCCAAGAATCCTCTATCTCTACTTTCACTACATTAACTAAATCTCCAATAAGTTTGGAGTATGGAGTCTCATTGACAGTAGTAACCTCATTTTCACGAAGTCGTCTTAAAACTCTATTTACACATTCTAAGTATGTCAATTTAAAATCCTTTAATTATAATACAATTATACCACAATAGACTTTGTTTGTCAAGGTATTTATTACCACTTGACTTTATCAGCCCAATACGCAGCACTCATTTTACCCTTAGCAATATTAGATGCATGACGAGCTTTGAATGACTTCTGTCTAGCCTTCTCACTAGCAGTTTTAGGAGCAGATCCAGCACCACTAACACCTTGTTGACCAAAGCGTATTAGTTTCTCTTTATCCCCTTCTTTTGCTAATACAGCATGAGATTTAGTTGGATGACCAGGAGTACGTTTAGGTTTATTGTACCCAGCAAAAGTTTCTTGTCCTTTTTTAATTGGCATGTTATTTCCTTAAAGTAAGGTACATACGTTCACCGATAACAAAGCTCATACAAGCACCACTTAAATCTAATAGAATTAGAGTAATAGGTTCAGCTACTGAAGGAGTAAACACAGCAGTTACTGTTGCTAACCAAATAATGATAATTGCAATATACCTAAAGCTAGACCTTAAGTTAGTAACCCAGATAGAAGGTTCACCTGCTGGTTTATCTATCTCTGCTAGTGCTTGTAGACGAGCTGTCTCTGCTTGCATAAGTTGTATGCGTTCAGCTACATTGACAGGATTACCACCTGCCCCTTTTGTAAACTTAGCAAAGATACCACGAACACCATCTGTTAAAGCTGGCAGTAGAGCTGGAAATAAGACAGACCACATTATACAATCCCCTTTACATATTTACCTTTACCTTTGAGTGTGAGAATATTCCCACGCATACGAGGGTCAAATGATATATGAACCCAAGTTTTCTCATAGATTAGTTGGTCAAATTTAAGATTACTTTTAGCAAGAATATTAGATATAGTAAGTGGAGTATGACCATAGGCTGTGAAGTCTACAGCATAGCCAAAGGTATGTGACGAGTTGCTAGTGCCACCTACTTGACGATTAACATCAGGACTACGGTAGCCACTATTAATAGTAATAGCTACATTGCCTAATATCTCTCTTACTTTCTCCATATAGAAAGCAGTTGTGCGTAATACTTCTATTACTTCTTTAGATGGAGTATTATCTATCTTTTGATTAGTAACAGTTAGTTCAGCAAGAGAGAAGTGAGGTGTCAGTTGCATCTAGTGACCTATCATTACCCTAGAGATATAAGAGATAACAGCCCCAACTAGAGATGCAATCATCATACCAGCCCAAAAGCCACCACGACCTTTATTGGCTAAGGCAAGTAGTTCTTCAAGGGCAGTTTCCATTTTGTCTATCTTTTTCTCAAGGGACTCTACCTTAGAGATAAGCTTACCATATTCTACTGGGTCTATTTGTTCAGCCATATTTTTCTCTTAAACTATTGTATTTGTAACTGGTTCAGGTGTTGGTTCAGGTTCTACAACAGGTTCTGGAATTAGTTTTTTAGATAGAGCTTTATTTTCATAGTTAGTACCTACAAAGTAGTCTTCATTTACAGGTATTAACTGAATAGCTCCTTCAAATAAGGCAATTTCATCTTTATTCAGAGGTCCATATATGTATTGTGATTGCATTTGTTCGTATAAATTCATTTTTAACTCCAAAATTGATAATTGCTTGATGTGCCTGATGTGCTAGTCAAAGAAGTTGCTTGAGGAACTACATATTCCATCGAAACATAGTGACTTTTTAGAATAAAGGATGAACTACTAAGAAATGAATTTTTAGAAGTTGCTTTAGGGACTACATAAGATTCTTCTATTAGCATAAGTTAAGCCTTTACCAATAATCTACCACTTGTAGCTGCTAATCTATTCATTGTTACGGGATGTATATTACTAATTTTACTGGTACGAGGATTACCAGCGGGATTTCCCATGGTATACACCACTGAACCTTTTATGCTGGATTTATTAAGTAGTTTCAAGTTGGATGTGATTGCGCCACTAGTACTAATAGTACCACTAGGTACACTTTGAAGGGATATAGCATAGCCCGTTGGATACCCCGAAATAGAAAAATAATCACACCACACATAAGCGAAGCCCTTGAATGCGGTAATACACAGAGCTTGAGTTGTGCTGGTTGTTAAACCATATGTGTCTATACCAGAATTACTGGCTGAAGACAAACTAGTGTAAGTTCCTACTATGACTAATGTGTCTGAATTCATTTTGCTAATATAGCTATTACTACTATAACTAGACAAAGCATATAGAGTGTCAGACCCATAATCATAATACCAATTAAGGGGTCTAACGTTTGCAGTTGTGGAGGTGTTAATACTGTACACACCAGCCGAAGTCGTTGTAGCACCTAAATAGTCAACCTTAATCATCTTATAAGCTGCATTATAAGCAACAGCTGGATGTTTTACTGCACAGTAACAAAACCCTTTGTAATCCACTTCAGGTCGCCCATAGGTAGTAGTAGCAGGAGTAGCTGTAGAAGTGTTTGTAGCTGTTAATGTGAATGTTGCCCTATCAATAACATGAATTTTCGGTGTAAGACTAGCAGTCCTACTTGTTACATAAATTCTCTTATTATCTATTGCGATATATTTACCACCATCTGTCAATGTAAGCGATGTTATAGCGTTTGTAGTAACATTAATAGCTATAACCCCTGTTGTGGTAGGTGCATATATTGTATTTTTACCATCAAACACCATGTCATAAATGCCACCTGTATCGGCATATAAAGTAACTAATGGCTCAGAGAGACCCGCACCAGAAGGGCGTTGTACCCCAGCAGAGTTCGCTATGAACACCTTCTGACCTACTACAATATGAGCTGCTGTTGCAATATTAGTTGCTGAATTTGTGATGGTTGTAGCGTGTGATGACGATTGGCTAATTACTGACCCGCCATTTAGAGGTAACATAAAGTAATCTAAAGGTGTACCTGTTTCTAAAGGAGTGTTAAGTACAGTGTCAGCATTAACCCTTGTAGTATCAAGTGCTTCCCCTAAATTTGCAGTAACGCCACATCCCAACATTTCACCAAAGGGCATAAAACTAGTAATGCCGTCCGCACTTATACTAGATACAGGAGTTTTAAGAGGCTGCCATAGGTATGAAGAAATCATACAAGAACCTAACCCCTGCGGTCTAGCCCCACGGGATATAAGAGGTTGGTACACATTTCCTGTAGCAGCACCAACACCACCTAGTACTGTTCGAGGGAATATAAACTCTGCATCGTGATAATTATCTTGTCCAAGAAGTTCACTATTTGTCCACGCAAAACATGGTGTAGTAGTCGCAGAGTCTAGTCGATTAAACTCAAAAACTCCTGACCACATATCAGCTTTGTTTTCATAGAAAGTCCAGAGAACTGCATGTTGGTTTGTTGCATTAACAACAATTTCAGATGCAACTAAATCATAGTATTGCGGAAAACATCCAACATTATCCCATGTACGATTAACTGGTGCGTGGGTAGTTGTATTCCAATCTTCACAAGAATGTGTTCTAATTTCCCAACGAATTGTATCAAATACTACTATGAAGTATTTGTAAGTTACAGCATCCTTATTAATAACACGATATACTTTAGTTACGACAGGACAAAACTCTGTCTCCGCTATAGTATCATATAGTGTCCACCCAAGAGTTGTCATCTGGGTATTAAAGGCTGCGATTGTTGCTGCTGAATCTACTTCATCTCGAATCACAATCTGCTTTGTGTTTGTTCCTATACTTATTATGCTAACTGACATTTTATATCCTTTTATATGTTACAAATACTGTTACATTTGAAGCCGTAGTGGTATTTGTGTTTTCTACTGTCAAATAATCCGTAGGTAATAAAGTTAACGATACGGGCACTTCTAAACCAGACTTGTGTTCATCAGCTAGGATTGTTAGAGTGTCGACCTCGGTTCCATTCTTCTTCAAACTCATAACCAAAGGTACAATCGTAGGCACCTCAGTAGCCATAGCATACCACTCTAATACTTCTACTGACCTTTCAGGATACCACCTAGAAGGTGTACCTGTTGTTTTAGCTAACCCTACAAAATTAAAACTTATTATAATAGATTCGTCAACTGCTCCCCAAGAGGAAGTCGTACCATTCGTTGTTAAATACTTACCACTATTTCCTGTCTGTGAGGGTAGAGCATCCACCGTACCCCAAGAGGTAGCCGTACCATTAGTGGTAAGGAATTTACCTGAGTTACCTGTTTGACTTGGTGTGTAACTTGCCGCTAGTGTAGCTGAATTGGCTGCGTTTGTAGCAGATGTTGAAGCACTTGAAGCAGACGATGCCGCATTAGTTGCTGAAGTAGCAGCTTCACTAGCTTTAGTTGTGGCAGTTGTAGCAGATGTAGAAGCAGAGAATGCAAAACTCGAGGCACTATTAGCAAAACTAGCTGCATTGGTTGCACTAGTGGCAGCATTAGCCTCTGAGGTATCTGCATCAGTAGCGGACGTAGATGCTGAAACAGCACTAGCAGCAGCAGCATTAGCACTATCTTGAGCAGCTAATGCTGCATCAATAGCAATAGCAGAGGTGTTTGTGGTATCCGCTGTAGCAGATCCACTACCCCCTGGTCCACGATAGATTGCCATATTTATTCCTTATTAGAGAATGATTTTACTTGTACTTGTTTTTCTTTTACTAAACCTTCAGGTGCTTTAGCTTGAGTTTTTGGTTCTACAAATTCATACTGAGGATGTTTGTGCATCTCAACAATATCATGCTCATGCTCAAAGGAAACTACTGTACCTGATACTAAACATTTGAATTGTGCCATTTGATTTC